AGCCGATATGACGGCGCGCGGGCAGTGCGGCTCGGATTGGGTAACATACCCCGGCGGTGCGCAGGGTTGGCGCTATCGCCAATGCACGCTGAAAGACCTGCGCTGAAAAAATATGTAGCAGACTACATTATTCTGCTTGACGTGTAGCAGACTACACGGCAGAAGGGTTTCCACAACGGAGACACCTTCTCATGGCCACCGCCTACACCCCCATCACCCCGCTAGCCCAAGTCCGCGCGCTTTACCGCCGCCTTGACGAACGCGCCCAGCTTTCAATCATGCTGGACCTTATCCAAGGCGCAGACGGCAACCTAGATCGCAGCGATGCATTCATTGACGCATTGCAGCCGGTGGATGCCGCGTTCGATGACGCATGGGCCGATTTGGAAAACGCTGCCGATGATAGCATGTTCGATGGTGCCTGCCGCATTGGCGAGGAACTGCCGGGCGCTGCTTTGTTTGGGGGGTTTCGGCCATGAGCCGCACCTTCCACTTCACCGTCGATCACATGGTCGGACGGCACGAGATCGAACTGGACGTGACCTACAGCGTCACGCCGTTTGTTCCCGCGACATACTGGCAGCCAGCCGAGGGCGGCGAATGCGAGATCGAAAGCATCACGCATAACGGCAAGCCCTTTGCGCTGTCCGATGCCGAGGAAGATGCGCTGCTCGAACAGGCCATCGCCCGCAGCCATGACGACATGGCCGAGGATGCCGCTGACGAAGCAGACTACCGTTACGAGCAGATGCGTGACCGGCAGATGATGGAACGCTGGGAGCGGGAAGCATGAGCGCCCGCACCCGCACCCGCACCCGCACAGCCTGCGAACAATCCGCAATGGCAGAGGCTCGCCACGTTTGGCGCGATGATCCCACCGCCGGGACTATGGCCGGCTCGTTCACGCTCGATGCCGAAATTGCACGGGCGCGGCGAGATATGGGTGCCGCGAGATGGCAGCAGCTTCAGGATGAATGGAACGCGAAATGACCCCGCCCATCCGCACCCACGGCAACGCGCAGTCATGGCGACCCATCCGCGTCCAAGACCGCCAGCGCGTTCCCGGCCCCATTGTAAGCGATGATCTGCCCAGCACCGCAAACGTGGTCGTGCGGCTGATCGGGGGCGGGTTCCTCGTGTTCGCCTGCCTCGCCCTGATCGTTGGCACCATTTCAGTGCTTACGCCTGAGAGGGTGATTTGTGGGGAGTGCCGGTGAACGGGCGTTGCCTTCGGCACAGGCTGTCGCGCTTCGCGTCGAGCCCTTCGTTCTCGCCCTTTCGGGCTTCCATCCTTAACGCAGGAGTAGTGCAATGAACGCACAGTCAAAGATTCAGGCCGGTTCATCGGTCTATTCCAAGATCGCGGCAGTGCAGGGTGAACTGGCGAAAGTCGGTATCGCAAAGAACCGCCGCAACCAGCAAGGCAGCGGTTACAATTTTCGGGGCATTGATGACGTTTACGCTGCACTGTCTCCGCTGCTCGCCTCGCATGGCCTGGTTATCGTTCCCCGCGTTATCAGCCGGGAATGTGTTGAGCGTTCCAGTAAGAACGGCGGCGCGCTGTTCTACGTCACCGTCCATGCAGAGTTTGATTTTGTCTCGGCAGACGATGGCAGCATTCACACCGCAGCGACCTTTGGCGAGGCGATGGATAGCGGCGACAAGGCTACCAACAAGGCCATGAGCGCGGCTTACAAATACGCGGCCTTTATGACGTTTGCAATTCCGATCGAGGGCGACAATGACGCAGACGCGCATACGCCCGAAGTCGCAGCGCGGGGACAAAGCAGCAGCGCAGTTAGCCCCGCACCCCCAATCACCGATGAACAGGTCGTCAAGTTGCAATCGCTTCAGAAGGCGACCGCGACAAACGCGCTGACGTTCAACCAGTATTTCAAGATTAGCGATCTGCCCAGCCTCCCCACCGACCGCTTCGCTGAAGCCGAGCGGATGCTGAATGACAAGCTGGCAAAGCTGGTGGCGGCAGAAACGAACAAGGAGGCAGCCAATGCTTGAAGAACAACGCTCCGACGATTGGTTCGCGGCCCGCGCTGGCAAGGTTACGGCAAGCGCGCTGCACAAGGTCATGGCTCGCACGAAAACGGGCTTCGGCGCAGACCGGGCTAACTATCACGCCCAGCTTGTCGCGGAACGCCTCACAGGTCGTCCAGCAGACAGCTACAGCAACGCGGCGATGCAATGGGGCATCGACACCGAGGCGGCGGCACGGGATGCCTACAGCGCCCTTATCGGGGATGCCGTGGCCGAGATTGGCTTTGTCGATCACCCCGCAGTTGAACTGACCGGCGCGTCACCCGATGGCCTGGTTGGCTTCGATGGGCTGGTCGAGATCAAATGCCCGAACACCTCAACTCATCTTGCCGCTTTGACCGGAGCGGGGATCGACAAGAAATACATGCTGCAAATGCAATGGCAGATGGCCTGCACCGAACGGCAATGGTGCGACTTCGCCAGCTTCGACCCGCGTATGCCGCCTGAAATGCAACTGCACGTTCGCCGCGTTGACCGCGACGATGCCTTGCTGGCCGAGATCGAGGCCGAACTTATCCCGTTCCTCGCGGAAGTCGCCGCGACGGTTGAACACCTCACCATCGAATATCGGAAGGCAGCATAACCATGCAGACAATCATTATCGCGGGCAAACTTGGCAAGGATGCCGAACTGCGCCGGACCCAAGGCGGGGATGCTGTGTGCAGCTTTTCCGTGGCAGTCGATCAGCGCGACGGGCGCGACAAGTCAACGAACTGGTGGCGCGTCAGCCTGTGGGGCAAGCGTGGCGAGGCATTGGCCCCCTATTTGCTAAAAGGCGCGTCAGTGACCGTCTCAGGCGAATTTGCGCTGGGCGATTATGAAGGCAAGCCGCAGCTTAACATTCGCGCCAATGAGATCGCCTTGCAGGGTGGGCGCGGTGATGGCGGGCAGGCCGGTGGTTCGCAGGGGGATACAGGCGGCGGCGGTAATAAGCCCATTGACGACCTGGACGACTCAATTCCTTTTTAGGACAATCGGTTATGACCCTTCCCCGCCGTATCCCAAAGCCAAAGCAGCGCAGTGAAAGGTGGCGCTCGCAGGCACATTGCACATTCGTTCGCAATCACGAGTGCATTGTGCCGGGATGCGGCGGGCGACCTATCGAGGTGATGCACATTCGCGCCGGAAGCGATGCCGGGACAGGCCGCAAGCCGTCCGACTGGTTCACCGTGAGCGGTTGCCGCGACCACCATGCCGAGCAACACCGGATTGGCGAAGGCCCGTTCGAACGCAGGCACGGCATCGACCTTCACACGCTGGCCGAGGAATTTGCCAAAGCCAGCCCCAAAGCCGCCGAGATCAGGGCTATCAGGATGGAGCGCGAACGTGGCTAAAACAGCGCCCCAACATGTCCGAAAGACATTGCAGGGCTGGCAACCCGTCAGCGCAGCGGCCCGCGAATTTCACGCCGGGACCAAACTTGGCCAGACCGTCGCCATGCAAGCCTCGCGCCCACGCAATCCGCAGCATCACCGCAAGATGTTCGCGCTCCTGGGCATCGTTGCCGACAACTGCGAGCAATTCAGCGGGCCGGATGACGTGCTGCTCGCTGTCAAAGCCACGCTCGGACATGGCCGCTGGATCAAGCTGGAAGGGGCATCGCGGGAGATATTCGCGCCCGATAGCATCAATTTCGCCAGCATGAACCAGCAGGAATTTGAGCCGTTTTATGATGCTGCCGTAAAGGCGGTGCAACGCTGGTGGCTTCCCGCCGATAATGAGGCGATCAGGGAAGCGGTTGAGGGGTTTGCGGCGTGATGGCGCTGCTCACCGAGGCCGAAGCGGCTGACACGCTCAAGGTCTGCGTGCGGACCCTGCGCAAGGCCCGCCAGGACGGCGCGTTGCCTTTCATTCGCTTCGGGCGCACCATTCGTTATTCACAAGACGATCTAAGCCAATTTGTCGAAAGGGCGCGAGAATGCCTCTCTATAAGCGCGAAGGCTCCCCGTTCTGGCAATACTCGTTTGCCGTCAACGGTATTCGACTTCGAGGAAGCACGGGCTGCACGGGGAAGCGCGAAGCCGCGATAGTCGAGGCAAACAAGCGCCATGATGCCAAGAATCGCAAAACAGATAAGGATGCTTGGCGGCTGCGGGATTGCCTTGGCAGCTATTGGAACGAGCGGGGCAAGGAGCGCAAGTCGGCCCCTAGCATATTCGCCAAGCTCGACGCGCTATCCCGCATCCTTGGCCCTGAGTTGCCGATCATGCACCTAACCAACGCCATGTTGCTCGACTACCGCGCGACCCGGCGCGGCGAGGGCTTGCAGGCGCACGGGGTCAATCGGGATTATGCCTGCCTGCTAGCGGCGCTCAATCATGCCAATCAAATGCACGGACAGCAAATACCTGCCTTGGCATGGTCGCGGATCAAGCTGCCAGAGCCGCCTAACCGCATCCGCTTCCTGAGCCGCGATGAATACGCATTTCTGCTTTCGGTCTGCGATCCAGAATTGCAAAAGCTGGTCAAGATGGCCGTGGCGACCGGACTGCGCAAAGCAAACCTGCTCTACCTTGATTGGCGCGAAGTGGATCTATCCAGCTCGCGCATTACGGTCGCGGTCAAAGGCGATCACATGCACAGCGTCCGGCTGACTTCGGAAGCCCGCGCGGCGCTTGCTACAGTCACCGACCGGCGCGGCAAGGTGTTCGACACTACCAACTTCCGCAGACGCTGGCAGAACGCGGTTAAGCGCGCCGGTCTTGAGAACTTCCGGTTCCATGATTTGCGCCATACCTTTGCAAGCTGGGCGCGCATGAGCGGTGCCGATCTGGCTGACATTTGCGAAGCGCTTGGCCACTCGAATATCTCGGTGACCATGCGCTATGCCCACATTGAACCGGCGCAGCACAAAACAGCCTTTGACCGCATATCCGAAATGGTTTGGTCACATTCCGAGTCACAATCCACCGGAACAGGCGAGAAATGACTAGGACTTCTGCCAGTTTGTGCTACCTTGAACACGAGATTAGGAATCTGGTGCTCTATCCGGCTGAGCTACGGGCGCACACTAGGACTTCTGCCGCTTTCGTTAGGTTGAAGCCCGGTATCCGTCAACGCCTTGGCGGAACAGTGCGGCAACAAGCGGCACAGTGCGACACACTGGCGGCACATTCCTGGTCACACAAAACGGGCCGACGCGAGGTGGCAACCTCAACATCGGCCCTAACCACAACCGCACTCAGGAGGTGCAATATGGCTGACCCGCTCCCTAAGTCGATTCTGCCCTATCTTGAAGGGCCAATTGGTAAACTGCGCATCATGCGCTTTTGGTCCAAGGTGGATATGCGCGGCCCCGATGAATGTTGGCGCTGGCAAGCTAGTCTCAATCAAAATGGTTATGGCCGGTTCAAGCTTGCCAGCTATTGCAACGTCACAGCGAGCCGCTTGGCGCTGATCGCAACAAAGCGCGAAGAACCGTTCGGGATGCTGGCCCTGCACACTTGCGACAACCCTGCTTGCTGCAATCCGGCGCACCTCTATTTCGGAACGGTCCAGAACAATACCAATGACAAGGTGCAGCGCGACGAGCCTTTGCACATAAACGAAACCGCTCGGTTGCACTACTGGCGCGACAAGGCAATTCAGGCATCGCGCGACTTGTCAGCAATCGCAGCACTCAAGGAGCCGACATGACCGAGAACACAGCGCTTTTGGTGACGGGGGATTATGAAATGGCGGAGGAAGCTATAAGCGCGGCCAATGTCATGTCTTGCGATGGATACTGGGAACTCGATATAGACGCGGTTGCCCAAGCCTTCGCCCGCCACCGCCAAGCAGCCGAACAACGCGCGCGGATCGAAGGGGTGAAGGCCGGGATTGAGGCGGGGCGAAGGTGTGTTTCGACCAAGCCCAAGCGTTTCTCTCGACAGAATACGCCACCAACCAACCGCTTTCATCAATTCAAGAGCGGTTTGCTTGCGGTGTGTGTGGGAACACTATCCGCAACCTAGACCCCGCCACCATCACCCAGGAGCAAGTATGACACTGGCAGACAAATGCGAGGCGATGGGGCCGATTGCCGCTTGTTGCTCGCCCGGCGGAGCTTGCGATGAGGCTGGGCTTGCCGATGTGCAGCACCGGCATGATTGGCAAACCTACCCGGCGCATGGGCTAGAAGGTGCCATCGCCGCTTTCAAGGAAGCGTTGCCCGGTTACTGGTTTACGGTTGGCGAATGTCAGGTGTCGGCAGATGCCTCGTGCGCGCCGACAGCCGAAAGCCCCGACATCGCCCTGATCCCGCTCGACCGGCAGTTTGATGATGGCTTCCACGTCGATCTGCCGCAGCCCGCGACAATGGCAGATGCCTTGCGCAATGTTCAAACACAGGCTCTTGAAGCCGCTGCCCTACTTCGCCAAGCCGCCGCAGAGTTGCGGGCCGGGGCGGAGCTACTTCGCTAACCCAGCGTCAATCTTCGCCTGCGCCAGATTGTGCGCGTCTATGGCGTAGGTTGTATTGGCTGTGCAGATTTGCACGTCCCCTTCGGATACCATGACGGTTCCTGCGGGCAGGCTTTCATGAACTCCGGGGTCTGTTCCACCGCTGGCTTGACCGGGGGTGCTGATATGGGCTGCGGATGGGCGCACGCGGTTAGCAGCGATGTAGCGATCAGCGGCGATGCGAGCGTCCGCAAGGTGCGTTTCATGGGCATTGTCTGAGTCCTTTGCGATCTGTTTCGACTTGGCTTCAATCGCCTGCACCTGAGCGACCTGCGCGGCGTGGTTTGCATCGCTGGCCTTGGTCATGGTGGCAATCGTGGCATCCCGCGCGGCTATGGTATCGTTCCGCTTGCCTGTCGTGTGCCACAGCCAGCCACAGGCCATCAGCAACCCCACGATAGCCGCTTCCCTTGGGTAACGGCGGATGGCGTCCCATGCGGCTGAGATGGCGCTTAAAACGGCAGGCAGCGCACCGGGGATAAAGGCGATTGCAGCGCCTATGCCGCCGAGGCCGACCGTGCCGAGGAGCCAGCCGATCATGGCTGGCCGTCCTGCTGATCGCTGTAATCCAGCCCGTCCTTTGTCACCTTGAACATGCGCTTCACCAGCAGCCCGCCAAGGCTCGCCAGCACGATTGCCACCTGTCCCTGAGCGCACAGCGTCAGCCAGAACAGGAACCCCGCACTGGCGCGCAATTCCCATGCGCCAAAGAACGCAATCGCGGTGAACGTCATGGCCCCGCCGACAAGCGCAACAAGCGCCCATCCCCTGCGGCCATCGGGTGTGTCTAGCGGTGGCATTATTCCTCGTCCCCCATTGTCTGAAGCATGGTCGAAGCCATAGCCATCAGGCCCACGCCTTCAATTTGACTGATCCGGCCCAGCAGGTTGCAATACATATCGTCCCCATCGGTGACGAAGGCGTAAGCCAGCCCGCGCGCTTCGCCATATTCGCCGGTTGCAATCTGATCGGCCAAGACGTGCAGCATGGCGGGGACATCGGCCATGTTGATGCCGGGGAAGGCGATAACGCTCATGGCGCACCGTAGAGCGCGGCTTCCGCAGCCCTGCGCCTTGTCAGCCCCGCCATCGGTTTGCCAGCAGCTTTGTTCCAGCGGGCAAACTGTGCGCGTGCCGAGGTGTATTGCCCGTCACGGTGCATCCGCAGCAACGTGGATTCCTCAAGGTTTCCGATACCGCAGTTGAACGCGAACGACACAAGCGCTGCGAACTGGTTATCGGTGGTGACCGGCGCGAGATTGGCGACTGCACTTTCGAACTTGCGCAGATCGTTGGCGAGCCGTTCGTTCGCCTGTTCCAGCGTGATAACATCGCCCTTGTGGACAACAGGAACGGTCGAGCCGAAACCGATAGTCCAGGGGACATCGCCCGTGCCGGGATCGGGATAGGCTTTCAGGCGCAGGCCCTCAAAGTCCTTGATAAGCTGGAAACCGGCTGCGTTAATGTGTCTGGGCATCAGGTTATCCTCGCTGCAAGCCGCAAGATCGGTAAAAGGGTGCGCGCCGTGTCTTCGGTGGAAATGCCAAACCGCAGCATCCGGGCATGGTGTTCAAGGATGCCGGCCAGCGCATCGGCGTAATCGGGAATGTCGCCGGGGACGCTATCGACCGTTAGCGCGAGTGGGCGGGCGCTCATTCTTTGATCTCGGTGCTATCGACAACCACCAGCGGAACGGGCCGTTCAAACACGTCCACGATTTCAGGGCTGTCGTCTGCGTCCCTGCCAAGCCACATATCAGGCCGTTCATTTGAACGGTTTGGGGTGATTTCGTTCATGCTGCAAACGCCCTCATCTGGGGTGGAACATAATGATCGGGGTTCTTTTCGCGGATGATGTCGCGCACCAGTTCGGCGGGCATCAGGGTCCGTCCGCGCTCGCCGTAAGTGCGTGAGCGAAGGACAAGGCTCATAAGCTGCTTTGAGCGCCACCCGCCGTCATGGGCATACTTGTCGCCCGGTGCGAGGTTGTTCCAGCTTTCAAACACGCAGCCCGGAAGCTCTTTGCGCTGACTGTGGTGAACGTGTCCGCCGTCGATGTAGCGGAAGTCAGTCTCGCCCCAATCCGCCGCATAGTCGGTCGCCATGACCTTTGCGACGGCTTCCGGCTTGGCCTTGTGGCCATGGTGAACCAGCACCATTGTCTTGCCCATACGGTAGGCAATGAAGGGCCGCTCATTGCGCAGGACGTTGACGCGGCCTGACTTGCCGTAAAGCGCCCGCATGGTGACAGCGATCCAGCTATCGTTGCTTTCGGAATGGTTGCCTTGGTTGTAGATGCAATCGACCGTCTGCGCCTTGGTCAGCGCGCGTTCGACTATGAACTGGCAAATCTCGACGTAGGCTTCGACCATCTTCCAATAGCGGGTGTCATAGTCGAGGATATGCCCGTGGGCCTGCGTCACCGCCTTAAATGTTTCGTAGTGAGTTCCGTCGCCAAGGTCATTGATGACCATGCGCTCGCACGGCGGGGCTGCGTCGATCAGGGCAGCGGCAGCGGCACATATCTCGCGCTGCGCAATCGAAATGTCGAAGTTGGCTCCGGTTTCTTCCTCTGAGGCCAACATACCTATGTGTGCATCGCCAATTTGCAGCCATGGCACGATGTCGGATTGAGGCTCAGGCGGGGTTGGCAGTGCTGAAATGTCAAGCGATGAAACGCCCTCAATCACCGCTTCAATGCCAGCCCAATAGGCATGTTCGGTGGCGCGGGCCTTAAGCCATATCGGCTCGCCAGCGGCGGTCTTTGTGTAGTGGGAATAGCCCCGTAATTCGAAGCCTTGGGCCACCGGATGGTTTAGCCCCGCTTCAGGCGCTATCCCGCGCTTGGCGGCTTCCCTGAGTCTGTGGGATAAAGTCCCGCGCGGGATGCCAAGTGCCGCCGCCGTTTCTGTCGCGGACGCATAGAGCAAACGGGCCTCAGCGGCCTCGCGCATCTTGTCTTCACTTAGCGGGGGAGTTGGCAAAGGCCACCTGTGCGCGACGGCCAACCAAATGACCTAGGGAAAACGATACGATCAGGAACGGCCAGCCATCGAAGCGGATGATGAAAAGCACCATCGCGAACCCCAAGGCGGCGAGCAGCTTCATTTCCTGCCCAGCCAGCCTTGCACTGTTTTGGTTTCGTATATCCGCAGCCCGGTCCATACGATTGTCAGCGAAGCGGCAACGTGCGGTAGCATTTGAGCGAGCGTCCCCAAGAGAGTGGTGATCGAGAGGAAGTCGATCAGGTGCTTAACCCCATCGGGGATTGAATCGAACATCTCGTTCATGGCTTGAACGCCCTCTCCAAAGCGCGGTCGATCTGGCGCGCGGTCGAGAGCCACACGCCCACCATTGCAATGCCGATTGCTGCGGCGATAACCGCCCAAGTCTGGTTATCGGTCATCACTGCCCATACCGCCCGCGTCTTGATCTGGCCCCAATCCATCAACCGCCATTCCTATTAGCCACCAGATCGCCAGCAGCGGCAACATGCACACCATCGCAATCTTCCAGTCGCTCATCAGCCCGGCTCGATTGGCACAGGTGCGCTCGGCACAGGGACGGGCGTGGGCGTAGGGGGCGGCAGGGGTTGGCCTGGGGTGCCTGACATGGTTTTTACTCCTTGTTAGCGCAGATCGCCGGGCTGGTCGTCGCGCGGGGAATGCGGCGTGCCGGTGCTGTTGTCCTTGGCCTTGCCGAACGAGGGGAGCAGCTTGACCACGGCGTAACCGATGGCTGCGATGGCGATGATTCCGATCAGGTAGGTCATTTCTACTCTCCTTATGTAATGACGATTGCGGGGGTTGATCCGCCAGCGCCAAACGGGTTAGCTTTTGCCGATCCGAACTGGAATGACGTTGTATTGGTCCCGGCGTTGAAGGTTGGCGCGCCAACTGTGCCTTGATCAACGCCGCTGACCGAGAAGGTGTTGACGGCCCCGGCAGAGCGATTTCCAGTCACTTCGACAGTTACCAGACCATTACCTGTGAAGCTGATGGTCGAGCGCCAGTAAGTGCCTACCACCGTAGCCACGCCAAGTGCCGTGGAGCCGAGTGAGCCGATAGCCGCAGCAGTCTCCCCGAACTCCGTGCTGGTTGCAGCGACGAACCCGCGAACCCAGTAGGTAGTGGAATCGGTATTGCTGCCGGTAGTTTCAGTGGTGCTTAGGGTGCCGAGCGCGGACGAACCCGCCTTACGCATCCGTAGGACGTTGATCGCTTTCATCGGCCTATTCCTGAGCCACTGCGACCACATCCCACTTGGTGTCCGTGGAATTGTAGATCATGCCGAGGTAAAGGGTTTTGCTGATAACCGTGGTCGAAGGCAGAGTCACCCCGACAGCGCGATATTGCGTGTCGTAGGTCAGTGCGCGCGCCGTGCCATTGTCCTTGATGCGGACCACAATGCCCTTTTCAATCGCGGTGCCGGTCGGGTTGAGAAGCTGGCACGCAACAGCGAGCGCAGTGATGTTGACCTGATCGTTCAGGAAGGTTGGCGTGACTGTGGAGGCGCTGGCAACTGCCTGAATGGCCGATGCCTTTTCCTGTTGCACGAATGCAGTTGTTGCAATCTGCGTCGTGCTGGTCGCTGAGGCAGCGGTCGGTGCAGTAGGCGTGCCAGTGAACGCAGGCGATGCGAGCAAGGCCACCGTGGCACCTGTGTTCAGCACCCCCGCCGAAAGCGACAGGTTAGAGCCGACGCTGATCTCTTCAATCACCCCGGTCGCCGCCGTCGTGCGGCCAGCAAGCCGCGCGGTCGCAATCGTCAGATCGCCCGACGTGATCGCACCCGCGCGGGTTGCCCCAATCGAGTTGTAGCTAATCGTGATCGCCGAAGCGCCGTTGAACGTCCCGCCCGACGCTACGCCCGCGCCGCCGTTGTTGATCGTCAGCGCGTTGGTTGTCGTGCCGCCACCGCCTGCAGGCGTTGCCCAGGTGCCATCACCGCGCCAGAACGTCGTGGATGATGCGCCGGTCCCGCTGCCGAGGTTTGTGACCGGGAGATTGCCCATTACGCCCGTCGAGAGCGGCAGGCCGGTAGCGTTGGTCAAGGTGAGGCTGGTCGGGGTTCCCCCAGCGCCACCCAACAGCACTGGTGCGCCTGCCGTGCCGATGTTTACCCCAAGCGCAGTCTGCACGCCGGTGCCAAATGTGATCGCGGATTGCTTGCCGTTGAAGGTTGACCAATCGGCAGCAGACAAAGCGCCGCGATTGGCTACGCTTGCGGTCGGGACGTTGAGCGTGATGACCGGGTTAGTTGTGCTGTTGGCAACAGTGCTGGTGAGATCAGCGCCAGTCGTACCCAGAGTGAGGGCGGCAACGCTGGTGACAGCGCCCGCGATGCTATTCAGCGTCACTGCCAGCGTCTTGCGGATAGCGCCGCTGCTGGTCAGCCGGTATTCCTCGGTATAGGCCCCATCGGCAGCGTTGTAATAGAACGAACCGTCCAGCCCGCTCAGGACCGTGCTGCCCGCGATAGCAACGCCAAGGTCCGTGGTGATCGCGGCCAGCGCGCCGCCCGCATTCTTGATGGTCACATATACGCCGGACTGGGGCGTTACCCCATCCGCCATCACCGTAATGTCTGAGCGCCGTGTCATCGTGAATCAATCCATTCGAGGGTGACGACTATCAAGTCGCTGACTGCGGTATGCCCAAGGCTGTCGGTGACGGTGACTTTGTAGCTTGCCTCTTTCAGCGTACCCGCGACGGTGGCAGTGAATGTCGTTCCCGAACCTGTCGGCGTGTTGATCGTGATGCCCGACGCGCCACTGACGTAGGCCCATGCATAGGTGTAGGCCGCAACCCCGCCGCTGACTGTCGCCGTGGCTGATGCAGTCGTGACGCTGCCCGATGAGGTTGCGCCTATGCCGCTGCCGTAAAGCGTAGCCGGGATCGATGCGGTAAATGCGGCCCCCGCGCCGCTGAAGATTGCCGCAGCAACTGCGCCGGTCATGTCAGCCCCGCGCCGGAAATGAACCAGCGGTTCACTGCGACCTGAATAATGGTAGCCATGCCCCCCACTGCCAGCGTGCGGTTGGCATCCGCACCGCTTGATGCCCATATCAATGAAACACCTGCGCCGCGTGTAATGGTAAGTGCGCCAGTTCCATCGTTGATGATCAAGACAATAGCATCACGCGGGAATGCCGTGGTTGCATTCGGGTCGATTGTCGCTGCCGCTGCCGCCCCGGTATAGCGAACATGCCCGCCGTCCATCGTGAGATCGAACGAGAACGCCGCAGCCTTGGCGACTTGGGGCAGGCGCTGATAGGATGAACTCAGCCCGCCAAATGCTGTCAGGGCCGCAGCCGCAGTGGTCTGCCCCGATCCACCCTTGTTGATCGCGATGGGGTAGGTGACGGCATATGCGGCAGCCCAGACTGCAATATCACCCATGATCTGCCGCAGGGCGTTGTTATAGCCCGCAGCCGCGCACAGTTCGGCAATGTCGATCCCGTTGATCGCCACGTTCAGGTCGGGATTTGTGTTATAGTCGGCAACGCTCCAGGTCATTTACCCGCGCTCCTTTTCGTGTTAGGTTGCGGCCATGCCATTTGGATCAATCGCAGCCGCAGTGTTCGGGAAGGCGCTTGCCGCCGTATGGATCGAGCACCGCAAGTCACTGGCTGCGCCAATCGACAACAGCGGGAACAGCGAGCCGTCCGATGGTGGGGGCAGCGTTATCGATCTTCGCCGCAGCGCTATTGAGGAAGGCCGCGAGCGCTGGCGGTAACGTGGCATCGCGCGGGGCGATCATGCGCGTGACGGCGCGATTGATGCCCGGCGCATATGCGGCAAGGGGTGCGAGCGCACCGGGATGGGCATAGGCCGCTGGGCCTGCCGCACCAGTTACCGTGAGTCTTGTCGCGGTTCCGCTATCTGGCAGCGTGTCTTCAAGGAATTTCCCAGCCTTAGCGTAGTCCTGCATCAAGCCTTGGCCCTTGTTCCATGCATTGGAACGGACCCCGCCGGACATCTGTTTGTCGGCCTGCGCCAAGCTGGTAGGCGTGTAAGTCCCCGCATCCTTCTTGACCCCGCCAAGCTCGGACGCGCGCTGAATACGGACTAGCTTTGCGTAACCCGTGTCGGCAGCATCGAGCAATTTGACCGCGTTCGGATCGGAAACCCGCCGCGCCGCATTGTCGAAGATCGTCCGATAATCGCCCAGCGCATCCGCCATGTGGGCGGTATTGGGATTGCGCGCCCACGCGGCCTGCGCCTTGCCCAATTCGCTTGCGGTGGCCTTGTAAGCATCGCCGGGGAGCACGCCGCCCGTAGCCTGCAAGCGCGAACCAACAGTGTTGTTAAGCAGCGTCTTGACCTGTCCGGCATGTTCGCCGCTCAGCAGCCCGTTGTCGAGTTGCTGCTGGAAAGCGTGCAAATCTTGCATATAGCCCTGATCGGGGCGGAACTGCATACCGGCACGGGCGCTGTCATAGGCATGATCGAATGCATCCCCGGCAAAAGAATGTGCATCCGTTCCCGGCCCTAAACCTTTGGGTAGCGAAGTCGGCAAGTTGCCGAACGGCGCTAGATCGCCGAGCGCATGGTTAAACCCGCCGATTTGCCATTGATCGCGCGGAATATCGCGGGCGCGGCGGACAAGTGAACCAGTTCCAATGACCGACTGCAACGCCTGCTCTGCTGTATTGACCCCGCGTCCCAAGGTGCCAGTAAAGCCCTTGCCGCCATTCATTGCCGACATACGCTGGCCAATGGTCGGGAATATGCCTTCCGAATAGACCGGGGCAAGCAAGCCTGCTTTGGGGGCAATCAAGCCGGACAGCCCCTTGCCAACCATCCGCCCACTGACACCGCCGACTAGACCGGCAACGGCCCCGCCTTCAGCCCCGGCAATGCGGTCCTGGTTGTTCTCACCCGCGCCGTAACCAGCGCCATAAGCGACATCGCCAGCAAGCGGCGCAAAGGGTTCTGCGGCTTGCACGGCCTTGGCAACCACCGGAGCAGCACGCGCAGCTTGCACTGCGTCAACAGCGCCGGGAGCCAGCCTTCCAATGGTTGAGCCAGCAGCCCTAGCAATCGGCCCGCCCAGAAGCATGGAAGCTGCACCGCCCGCCACATTGCCAGCAAGGTTGGACATCGGGTTCAGTTCGGCACGCGCGCCCTTGATGCCCTGAAACTTGTCGCGAGCAGCCGTGTAGTCATTGCCGACCAGCGCGTTTAGCCCGCCGTAGATTTCGTCGGTCGTCCCCAGCGTTGCCGCATTGGCCGCGCCGGTCGCGAAGGATGCCAGAGGCTTTGACCCCTGCTGATCGCGCCACGATACCGGCACTTCCTTGCCGATGCGGAACGGGTTGTAAGCCTTGTTCTGCTTGGCGTAATCGAGCGCTTTCTGATCGGGCAAAACCGGCATCTGATAGCCGTTGGTTTCGGCATAGCTCGCGATCTCTTCGTAAGGCTTGCCCGCCTTGAACATGTCCCACATGTGCTGCGAAACCGGCGCGTCATATTTGTATGCGGTTTCACCAGTTGCCGGGGCTTGGCTGGTATTTGTGCTTTCGCCCGCCGCAGCCTGATCGATGCCGTTGACCGAGGCCATCACCGATGGGTCTGCGTTCAGCGTCATTGGTGTAGGTGCGCCGCCGCTTGGGCCGGAACCATTGCCACCGCCTACGTCTGAGCCGGCACCGGGGCCACCCGCATCTGCTGATATACCGCCAGCAGGAGGGGTCCAGTTGTCGGGAATTGGGTCTTTGCCGTTCTGGATTGCATCGATGATTGCCATCGTGCGGGGGTTGAACTCCATCGGCATCGGCGGCGGGGTTGAACCGGCCCAAGCCGAGTTCCAGCTATCCCGCTGCGGCTGAAACTGCGCCTTAGCAAGGCGCACAACTTCCTTGATCGCAGAGTTGCGCACGGCCATCGGATGATTCGGCGAAAGCTGAGTCATGATATGGTCAGTTTCGGCCTGCGTCGATGCCCCGTTTTTGGTCATCTTTTGCAGTTCGCCCGCAATGAGCGGCAAAATGGTGTTGTAACTGCTGGTTTTTGACTGCTGGAACGAGTTGTTGACCGTCGCCGTAGCATTGCTCAGCGGGGACCATCCCAAGTCCGGCCCACCCATCTGGGTCGAGAGATTGTAAAGGTCGTTGGCATGGGTGGCGAGACGGTCTGCGGCCTGCACATTGAGCGCGCCCTTGCCCATCCCGGTAAACTGGTTGCGAGCGACAAACCGGGCATGGCTCGCGGCTTCATCGAAGGTCGGATCGGCCTGATTGGCAGCATACATAAGCTGCTGGCCAAGCGGCGTTCCCTTTTCGCGGGCCGTCAGGATCGAGCGCCCATCAAGAAGCTGCTGCACGCGCCCGCGCATGGCCGGGGGCAGGGTCTTGAGATAATCCGCGCCCGTCAGGTTGGCATCGCCGGGGATGGCAACTGGGGGCGGAGCTTTAGGCGTGCCATCAGGATTGAACCCTGCCGCAAACTTGGCGGCGGTGCGATCCGCCTCCGCCTGCGCGCGCCGGTCCGCTGCATCCTGCCGCGCCTGTTCGCGCTGCTGCTGCTGCACGCGCATGGGGTTCGGCGGCACAATTGCACCGGGATAGCTTACCGCACGCTCAGGAGTAGGCACACCGCCCCGAACGACATAAACCTGCCCATCGCTGCCCTGAAGCCGCTGGCCTTCTTGATACTGTCCGGCCATCAGTTGCCCCCCATCATGTTGCGGCGATTGCGGGTGACATAGGCTTGCGTTTCAGCAGGCGCGTGATCGAGCCAGTTCGGGCCGTGGCGCTGGATTGCCGAGTCGAGGTTGCCCGGTCCCCAATTGTAAGCGGCCCACATCTTGGCCGTGTCGCCGCCGTAACGGGCTTGCATCTTGGCGCGGTAATCCCGCCCTACGCGGGCCAGATCATCAGGGCTTGAACCGTCCCAAGGATGAATGCCAAAACCGGGTGCGCGAGCAGTCGAAGGCATAACCTGCATTTCGCCCATTGCGCCTGCTGGCGAGGTCAGCAGCGAACCGTTTGCCGCATACCTGCGTCCACGGCTTTCGCCCTGCATGGTGATATGATCGAGCTGCGTCCCGCTCACTGGAAATGCCCCCGACGCTGATTGCGGCGGACCTCCAATCGGCGTGAAGCTGATGCCTGTGGTTGGCATGGACGGGGCAGCGGTCGGAACGGCAACCCACTGACCGCCGCCTTGCCCATCAGGAATGAAATTCATCTTGGGCGTAGGATCGTGATAGACTTCCAGCGGCTTGCCGTCAGGACCGATCGCATGGAGCGAGCCGTCATTGCTTTCCCAATAGTGCGGCTGCGCGCTGCCCGGTTTCGGGTGCGCCAGCTCGTAATCATACTGCTGTTGCCAATCCCCGAACTTGCCCGCCTTTTCGGCCTGCGCCGCGCGGCTCTGCATCAGGTAGCCCATCGCATCGGACAGCGATCCGCCGCCTGCAACCAAAGCCTGCCCAAACTGGCCCAGCGCATTGGTCGGGTTAAGCGCGCGGTCAATGAAGCCAGCAAGGCCATGCTGGCGCTGCGGTGCCATCTGCGGTGCGGGCTGCTGCGACATGAACCCCTGCGCAGGATGGCCGCTTGCAACCAAGGGCGCTTGCAGCGCCCCGAACTTCTGGCCCATGCCGGCCATGATGTCCGCGAGGCTCATCCGAGGAACTTGCTCAAGCCGCCGCCGGCACTTTTGCCGAGGCTACCCATCGCTGCTATTGGCCCCACGCCAGGAATAAACGCGCTGCCGATCTGCGCCGCCAACCCGACCGCCTGCCCGATGTTGAACGGCGTTTTCTCCGTCGTGGTGGTGTAAGGCGAGGTCGTATTCGTAATGCCCTGCCCATAGGCGTTGGCGGCATTGAGCGGCATCATCGCGACATTGTTGACCGCCGGGATCAGGTTGTTGACCCCGGTGTATTCATCCTGGTTGAAGCCCGGAGCCATGCCGATGGCCTGCTGCTGCATCGCGCGCTCTTGCTGGTAGTTGTTGTTGTAGAAGCTGCCCAAGGCATCGCCGACACCCTGCGAGGATAGCAGCGCAGCCATCCCGCCGTGCGAGCGCCCTGCGCCGCCGAACGTGGTGTTATAGCTGCCTTGCGTCTTCTGCGCGATCAGGTCGGCGATCTGGCCCGTGTAGGGGTTCGAATTGACGTAATCGCCGTTAATCGACTTATCGAGCTGGTGGCGCGCGTCGGTGAAATAGGCGGGCGGGTTGAGCGCGGTTGCGCTGGCCCGGCTCAGCGCATTGTTAAGCGTCGGGGACCACTGCGCCAGCGTATCCTTGGCCTGCCCATAGCCGCCCTGCTGAGCGCCCATTGCATCCTTGATATAAGGATCAGCCGGTTTCCACGGCGTAACCTCGGTGGTTTTCTTCGACCCCATCAGGCTACTCCTTCCGGCTCAAAAGCCAATTCCATAACCACGGCGCGGCGCTTCCAGCCCCGGCCTTCAAGGATACGCTCCCAGCCATTGCGGCCCGTAATGCGGATGCCCTTGGCATTGACGCGGCGGGCGTGGCTTTCGACACAGTGCAGCGCATCATTCAGCCATCCCGACATGCCCTGCCCGGCGAGCAATCGCCCATTGACGAACAGGCCCTCAGGCGTGGGTTCAAGTTCACTCACAGCCGCAGCGATTGGATCATCTCCCTCCCGCAAAACCCAAAGCTGAGCACGGCCCGTCAACAGGTCATCGATCAGTTCATGAGACGTGTAACCCGCGCGCAGCATCGCCACCTGAAGCACCGCGTAGATCGCGGGCCATGTGTCGGTGTGGATGTTTTCGGGGTGGAATCTCATACCATGCGCCTCCGCATGATTCCGTCCGGCGTGACATAGCCGCGCCCGATCTTGAGGTTTCCCGCAGCTGCATCCGCGTCATTGGCAAACACCGGCCAAGTATCGATGGTCGGGTGAAACCTGTTCATTTCGTCAACATGCCGCATCGCCCATGCGCGCACGTCATTCCCGGCAGGAGCAGCAAAGATCATCGGACCCCGCTCCCCTGAACTTCGATCTCAAGCCCGCTGGCGCGCGTCCATGCCTCGCCTGCCAAGGTAGTCTGCCTGTAGCGCAGATAGCGTCCATCGAAGCGCTGCGGGCAAATGCCGGACACGCCAAGGCCCGATGCCGCGTTCCATACCACCGCATCCTTGGTTGCCTGCTCGCGCTCGCCTACGGCCACCGTAACGCCTGCCGCGTCGATGATCGGGCGAACCCCGGTAACGAAACTGCGCAGCCCCGGCCCGGCTTGCAGATCGCCGGTAACAATGGTTGAAGCCAGATTGGCCCCGCTGAACGTGCCGTAAGTGTTGGTCGCGTCAATCCCGGCCAGAACCGGGCGCTTGCCTGCGTAAATCCCGTCATCCCATGAAATGGTTGCGGTATCGGGCGTGGGCATCGATTCCAGCGTAGTGGGCAGGGTCGCGCTTGAGGCAATGTCCTGCATCGCAAGCCGAACCAGCGTGAACTTCTGGTCGGCAAGGCTGTAAACGAGGATGGCGCTGTTTGCGGTCTGCCCATTCTCAACAAAGGCCCACATTACGCAGCGATGCGCCGGGTCATAGCCCGAACGCATCAAGTCAAACTTGGTCGGATCTGCGTTCTCAGCAAACCATGCATCAACCCGGTCAGTGCCAATCGGGATTGACTGCGTGCCGTCCCATGCGAAGAACCCGTCATCGGCCCGGTAGAATACCACCGCGCCGACATCGCAGACCGCACCCGCTGATACCGCACCGCGCCCGATCTCAACCGTGGTGAAGGCGAACACCGTCGAAGGGTTGCCGGTATATTGCATCCGCGTGATTGCGCGGCGCTGGAATACCGTGCCGACCGAGCGCCCAGTGATCTGAACTACCGGCCCGCCTTCATCGAGCATGTCTTCGAAGTCTGCGCCGGTCCCGACGTTCGTCCCCCATGTGTCGGGGTTGAGGATACCGGACCACCGCACGCGATTGGCAACAGCGCCGTCGACCGGCTCGCCCTTGAGGTTGCCCAGCACGAGATAATCGCGGTTGACCACTGCGCCAACAGCGGCTTGCGACGGAGAACCGCCCAGCGGGGTCAATACGCTGCCCAAGTCGCCGCCAACCGGGGCCAGCCCTTCGCAGCCAGCGCAGAGCTTGCCGCCGACCTGGGCAAACCACCAGCGCCCAGCGCGCAAAGGCGATGCATCATAAGCAACCGTCTTGGAACCGTTGGCGATCCGGTAAATCTTGCTGCGCGTGGCGGCATAGATAACCGGCGTTCCATCCGGCAGCAGCGTCGGAAAGAAACCCTTGGCTGCTTCAGGCAGCGCCGTGCCGTTTACCAGGGTATGCGCCGGGAACGGAGCGTAAGCGCCTGCAATCGGCAGCACGTTGGTTGCCTCGGCCAGCGCCGGGGACATGTGCGGGGCCATATCAGGTCGCCATTCGCCGAACTGCAAGGGGATGGGCTTAGCCATTGCAGGCCATCTCCCCCGTTGCGGCGCGGAGATGAGTCTGGGCAAGGAACTCGTCGCGATAGCGCTTGGCCAGCGCGTCCTGCGTCTGGGCCGCGCTGTCGTTCTGGATCACGTCAACCAGCAGGTTGCGCTTGGCCAGCGCGCGGATGTATCGTTCGCCGGTCGTGGTCCAAATGTTGCTGTCGCCGTCAACCTCAAGCGCCGCAGCGCCGCCAAGCCCGTCGATCTCGACTGTATAGGTCGCAACCGGTGTCGGGTAGAGGCTGAACGTGTCGCCGTAGCGGCTGTAGGCCCAAGGCTGGCCCTGCGGCGCGGTCCCGTCATTGAAACGGTCGCGGTCATCATCGCTCATCGGGTCAAGCGTGTATCGCTGCGAACCGACCACAAGCCGAACCCGGTCGATCTCAACCAGTGCCGCAATATCGTCGCTGGTATAGCTCGCAGTCCCGGCTGTGATTGGCAGGGTGTAGCCCGTTACTTCCATGAACCAGAAGCGGTGCGTCATCGCCTCGGCAATGGCATCAGGGATAGCCAGCGCGATCTGCGATGCAAGATCAGCGCGCGCAAGTTCATCGGCAATCCGCGTCTTGAGATCGCCGAGAGTTCGATTTGCTGCCGGGGTGACAATCACCGGCACGGTGGGTTACTTCGTCTTGACGGGTTTGGCGGGTTCGAAAACCTCGCCTTCAAGTTTGTAGCGGCCCCATGCGCTGGGCCTGCCGATTGCGTCGGTTTCGACCACGATCAGGGCGAAGGCTTCCGCATCCTCTGCACAAGTCACATCATCGGCGATCAGATAGGCCGCGCCGGGCGATGCTTCACGAAAATCGGGCATGGGTAACTCCTGAAAAGGTGGGCGGCAGGCCGTAACCCGCCGCCCGTGACGATTATTGATCGTTGTTCGGAACGTAGCCGATTATGATGTCAGCAACGCCCGCAGTCGCCGCGCCGCCGGTCTGGGCGTATTGGTAAAACACGTCCTGGTCGGTGGCGAAGGTCAGGTTAGCGATGGTCGGCTGACGCGCACCGGCAGTTGCAGCATCGGTGAAGAACTGCGTGCCGCCAGCAGCGGTGCCGACATTGAGCGCGTTGGTAGTGCCTGCGTTGAACGCGGTGCGGACACGCACGCTCTGAAGGACCACCATCGCACCCGCCGGGATGGAGAACGAGGACGGAACGCCTGTTGCGATGCTGGCATCGTTCCAGTTGACCGTCTTGCGGATATACATGATCTGCTGGGTGTGCAGTTCACGGTTCGGCTGTGCCATAGTTCAGGTTCCCTTACGGTGCTGGCGAGTAAGTCGCGGCCACGAAGGTCGCGAAATCCTGCGAGTTGTAACGCGTCTTCTTCATGCCGAAGATCGAACCTGCCGACACGCCAAGCTGGTTGCCGTAATCGAACGATTCTTCGACCCAAGAGAACTTGTTCTGTTCGCTGATCTCGACATCGCGCCCGGTCGTCATCATCACGGCCTGAGCGCCGCAGAGAACGGCGCGGCGAGCGTTGGCAACGCCAGCAGCGGTGGTGCTGTTGACGCCCTGCGTGACGCGAGGTGCGCGGTGCAAGAGGACGCTGTTATATTCGCCGATCAGATCGCCGCCCTTGAACAGCGGGTTTTCCATATCGCCGCCCTGAATGGCCGCTTTCTGGTAGTCCACCCAGGTGCCAGCAGCAGCCGACGAGCGGAGCTGATAGATCTGGTAGTCATGTAGGAACATGACCCACAGCTTGCGGCCACTTGCGCGCATCGGACGGAGCGGAACGCCGGTGCCGCTGACAGTCGAAAACTGGTAGGCACGGGCAACCATCTTATCGATGATCTGCAAGTTGAACTCGTCGCCGGTGGTCAGCGATTCGTCGGTGGTGCGGCTGTTCGGACGGTAGATATGGTTGGCGTCCGGTGCAATTGTCGCGTTATTGCCGGTGAAGCGGGTATCGGT